AAACGTGGCAACAGACACATTAGTAGACGATATATATCGTATGATAGACACCAAGGAAATTCCTGATGGTGTACCTATTGAACAAGTAATCAATGACTTCGGTGAGAATGTCAAACAGATACTTAGAAACAATATCACAGAGCACGAGTTTGATAGACGAAAGCTCCGTATGTCTAACATAGGTAAGAAAGATAGACAGTTGTGGTATGCTTACAATGGAGTAGAGGGTGAGGAACTTATGCCCCATACTAGAATCAAGTTTCTTTATGGTCACTTGATTGAAGAGATGGTATTAGCTTTAACTAAACTTGCCGGTCACGATGTGACAGATGAACAGAAGCAAGTAGAAGTAGATGGCATCAAAGGTTCTATGGACTGTAAGATTGATGGTGTACTGACAGATGTTAAGTCATCATCACCTTATGGATTTAAGAAGTTTAAAGATGGTTCGCTTATAGACAACGACCCGTTTGGATATGTAGAACAAATCAAAGGTTATGCTCACGCAGAAGGTGAGACAAAGTTTGGTTGGTTAGTTATGGATAAGACAAACGGACACCTAACATATCTTAAGTATGATATGGAAGACGAGTCTCAGTGGTACTGGTCTAAGTTAAATTTCTTTTCTTCTCGTGAAAGAATTAAAAACATTAAGGCAGTAGTTAAACAACCTAACCCACCTAAGAAATGTTATGGACATATACCTGATGGTAAGTCGGGCAATATGAAGTTAGGTACAGGCTGTAGTTATTGCTCTTACAAGTACACTTGTTGGGAGGGAGGACTAAGAACATTTATATATTCTAATGGTCCTAGATATTTAACTTTTGTAGCAAGAGAGCCGGATGTTTTAGAGGTGGATGCTAATGGCATTGAAATTCAGAAGTAAGCTAGAGAAAGAATGTGCGGAAGCACTAGGCAAAGAGTGGAAGTATGAGCCCTGTAGGATAGCCTATACGATAAGAAAGAACTACACCCCTGACTTTGTTAAGGGTAAGTATCATATCGAGGTTAAGGGCTTCTTCCGCAGTGGTGACAGACAGAAGTATAAATCAATTGCTGAACAACTAAAGTTTGAAGGTAAGGATTTAATCTTCTTGATGCCACGACCGGACTCTAAGGTAGCCAAGGGTAATAAGATTACTTATCGGCAGTGGTGTGATAAGTATGATATTAAAATATTTTCAACTAAAGAAATTAAGGAGCTTAAGAAGTGGACGAAGATAACATAAATCCAAACCATTATAAGCAGGGTAATATCGAGGTCATAGATTTTATCTTAGACCAAAATATGGATTACCTAACCGCTTCTGTTATGAAGTACATATGCAGATGGAGATACAAGAATGGAGTAGAAGACCTTAAGAAAGCTCAATGGTTCTTAAAGAAACTTATAGAACACGAGGGAGGTCAGTATGGCTCTAACTTTAAATGAACTAAAAGAGCGTATAGTTAATGTAGGAATAGACCCTTGTACTCTGTGTGAGGTATTAGATATAACAACAGAAGATATCTTACACGAGTTCGAGGATAAATTAATGGACAAAAGAAAGGAGTTTGAAGATGTTGACGATAACGACTGAGAGCTTTATGTTATTAACAGTAGCACTGCTGTCACTAGGAGCAGTAATAATCTGGAGACACGGGGCACGCTGTTATGACAAAGGTATAACTGATGCTGTTCAGATGCACAGAAACGGAAGACTAAAATATAATACTTACTTAGATAACAATGGAGAGAAAATGCTTAACATTGAAATCGAACCAATGGAGGATGAATGAACCAATTACCAAATGATTACCAAAACTTTATTGCGCTTAGCAGGTACGCACGATGGCTACCTGAGAAGAAACGCAGAGAGACTTGGAAAGAAACTGTAGCTAGATACTTTGACTTTATGGAAGAGCATCTAAAAGAGAATACCAACCAAGAGTTAGTACCTAAGACTAGGAAGATACTTGAGGAAGCAGTATGTAACTTAGAAGTTATGCCTAGTATGCGAGCTCTTATGACTGCGGGACCTGCCTTAGCTAAGAATAATATTGCAGGGTACAACTGTGCCTACCTTAGTGTAGACCACCCCAAAGCATTTGATGAGTGTCTATTTATATTGATGCACGGTACTGGTGTAGGGTTCAGCGTAGAGAGACAACACATAAGCAAGCTACCTGATGTACCTGAAACTATGGTAGATGTAGAAGATGTAATTGTTGTACAGGATAGCAAAGAGGGATGGCAATCTGCGTTCCGTAAACTAATCACTTACTTGTATGACGGTGAGATGCCTAAGTGGGACTTCTCTAAGGTGAGACCTAAGGGTGCTAGACTTGCTACCTTTGGTGGTAGAGCTAGTGGTCCTGAACCTCTACTTGATTTGTTTAACTTCTCTACTAACATATTTAAAGAAGCAGGTGGTCGTAAGCTGACTAGCTATGAGTGTCACCGTATGATGTGTAAGATAGCAGAGGTAGTTGTAGTAGGTGGTGTTCGTAGGTCAGCACTTATCTCTCTATCTAATCTAACTGATGAGCGTATGCGTAATGCTAAGAGTGGTCAGTGGTGGTCAGATACACCAGAGATGGCACTGAGTAACAACAGCGTATGCTATACAGAGAAGCCTGACATTGGTATCTTTATGAAAGAGTGGACGTCTTTATACGAGTCTAAGTCAGGTGAGCGTGGTATCTTTAACAGAGAAGCCGCGATTAAACAGGTAGAGTCTATAGGCAGACGTGACACAGACCACGACTTTGGTTGTAATCCTTGTAGTGAAATCATTCTAAGGGATGGACAGTTCTGTAACTTGACTGAGGTTGTAGTCAGAGCGGAAGACACGCAGAAGGATATACTCCGTAAGGTTAGACTGGCTAGTATACTGGGTACATTCCAAGCATCACTTACTAACATCAAACGCTTACGTCCTAAGTGGGTACACAATACAGAAGAGGAAGCACTACTAGGTGTATCTCTTACAGGTATTATGGACAACGCATTTATGAATGGCAGTAATGATGACAGCAGAGGTTACTATGGTAAGAAGAGCTTAGCTGATTTCTTAGTAGAGCTTAGAAAAGAATCTGTTAAGACTAATGCTCATTGGTCAGAGCTACTAGGTATCCAACAAGCTACTGCCACTACTGCTATTAAACCTAGTGGTACTGTCAGTCAGCTAGTGGATAGTGCCAGTGGTATACACACTAGACACAGTGACTACTATATCCGTAGGGTTAGAGCAGATGCTAAAGACCCTATAGCTCAGCTTATGGAAGACCAAGGCATACCTGCTGAAGCTGATGTAATGAAACCTAACAGCGTTAAGGTATTCTCCTTCCCTATGAAAGCTCCTAAGGGTGCAGTAACTAGGAACGAGAGGAGTGCTATCGAACAGCTAGAACTGTGGCTTACATATCAGAGGTACTACTGTGAGCACAAGCCTAGTGTTACTGTTAGTGTTAGAGAACACGAGTGGATGGAGGTAGGTGCGTGGGTATACAAACACTTCGATGAAGTATCAGGTGTTAGTTTCCTACCACACTCAGACCATACATATCAGCAAGCACCATACGAGGAGTGTGATAAGAAGACACACGATGCACTAGCTAAGATTATGCCCAAGCAAGTCAACTGGGATTTAATTAGCGAGTATGAACTTACAGATTCTACAGTAGGTTCTAAGACCTTGGCTTGTACTGGTAGTGTGTGTGAGCTTGTTGATTTAGTTGAAGAAGAGAGGGATATAGAATGAAGTATTTATTAATTGTTTTTATTTTAGTAACAGGATGCTCTGAGCTACAAACTAAGTTTGATATGCACAAGGATGAACAACTAACTTGCAGAGCAGAAGATGAATCGCTATGTGCGGGGTGGAAACTATGAAAGAAAAATTAGATATGTTTCTACAGTTCGTATTTATAATAGCGACAATAATTTCTACGAGTTCTTTAGTTTATATAGCTATATGGCTAGATGCTCTTAGAAAGGGGTGGCTTGTATAGCCGATATTTTACATTAATATAGGAG